TTTTTTCAAGCAGAAGACGGCATACGAGATACATCGGTGACTGGAGTTCAGACGTGTGCTCTTCCGATCTAAGTACCCGAACCGGCTGGACAAAAGCAACAGATGGCGCGGTTAAGATTAGTATTTTCACGAGCGGAGTGGAAGCGTCAGTCGGAAGCGGTGGAGGAGGGTCTGGGGCCACAGTTTATACATGCACAGATCAAGGCGGGGCAAACCAATACACACAGCAAAAAGTTTTAAATTTTAGCGGGAAAGAGAACAACTTTCTTTGTGTGCGGCTAGTTGACAAAGATAATTTTATTGCATGGAGGTTGTTCGGAACTGGGGGCGCGGGGAGGAGGCTATCCAAAAAAGTTTCAGGAACAATCACTGATTTAATCACATCGCAAGGTGTCGATGATGAATTTGTAAAGGTTGAGGCAGACGGAAACACAATTAAGTTATTTGAGGGCGGCACTGGAGCAAGCCCCTCTTGGACTCAGGTAGGGTCAGACCAAACAGTCAGCGATCATAATACAGAAACCACTCAGGGCTATGTTGTTGAAGACACAGCGGGTGATGCGTTCTATGATGATTTTGAGGCTGGGGTTTTAGGCGCGGCACCCCCTGCAGGCGATATATTCAACCAACTGCAATCAGTCGGGCGCGGGGTTGGCCCACAACACGCGCTAACTCTAGGAGGCGTATTACAGTGAGAATACCCAACGGCGTTACAGATCAGGTTGTATATTTTGTTGCAGTTGACAGCACAGACCTGAAAACACGAGAGACCGGGTTAACCACATTCACGGTTTACAGAGATCGAAACGGGGGTGGGGCTGCGGCAATGACAACCCCAACGGTCACTGAGGTTGATGCAACAAACCTGCCTGGAGTTTACAAGTTGTTGCTTGACGAAGATATGACTATTGCTGCGGGTAATGACTCGGAAGAAATGGTTTTTCATATCACTCAGGCAAGCATGGCTCCTGTTACGCGAACAATCGAGATATATCGGCGATCTGTCACGGCTGGCAATACTTTGGGGGTTGCTTCTGATGGTGATGTCTCGGGGAACGTAGACGGTACGGTTGCAACTGTCAATACACTAACCAACCTCCCCAGCATGCCTGCAAACTGGCTGACAGCAGCAGGTATAGCAGCTGGAGCGTTGGACGGTAAGGGTAATTGGAATATAGGGAAAACGGGCTATGCTCTAACTCAAGCATTCCCCACTAATTTCTCTGACCTTGCGATAGCCATTACAACAGGTAAGGTCACGGTTGGAACGAATGACGATAAGACAGGATACACAATAACAGGACACACCCCACAAACTGGCGATAGCTACGCAATAGTGAGTGATGGAGTCTTTGGCAACTCTGCCCTTAATGATTCACTTGGAAACCTGTCGTCAGGCGTAGCTTCTGGGGGATCAGTGAATGCAACCGGAGTGGTGGTGACGACTGGCACCGAAACGCTGACGTACACAGCAACACATGAGCAGGATGACATTGTACATGAGGTTGATGCGGTCGGAGGGAACATTGATTTTTACTATACAGTCACTCTCGGTGGGTCTCAGTCAGTGAACAGCGTGACGTGGAGAGGGTACGTTCAAAGCAACGGGGATAGCGTCTCTGTTCAGTATTACGACTGGATTGCGGCAGACTGGAAAACCGAGCTTGTTGTTTCAGGATCAAATGGCACTACCTTTGCTGAAGAGACAATCCCTGCAATTTCAGCATATACAGGGACTGGTGCGAATCTGGGCGAAGTTAGAATAAGAGGGCTATCAACAACAGCAACTAAAGTCGCGTCTGACAGGCTCAGGTTCAACTACACAGCAAGCTTTGATTCCGTGGGATACTCTGGTGGCCAAGTCTGGATTAACACAGTGAGCGGAACGGCTGGGACAGAGCTATACCGAAACGGAACAGCAGACAATCAGAGTCTAACGCTCGCTGACGCGGTTACTATCGCGGCGGGGCTGCCGCTCGACAAGTTCGTGGCATCTAATTCGTCGTCGATCACTTTTGCGTCGTCGCACGCTGATGAGGTGTGGTCTGGCGATGGTTGGACTCTCGCTCTTGGTGGGCAAGACGTGAGCAACACCCATATTAAACACTGCAACGATGTCTCCGGGATCGGAACAACCCCGACGGGGCATGTTCACATTATATACTCGCACATGGGAGCTTTAACTCTTGGAGAGTGCCACATTACTGGCGGGTCATTCACTTCAACCTTTGATGCTGGAGCAGCAGGAAACTATCATTTTGAGGGGGCTAAATCAGGAGTAGCAGGGGCTGGAGCACCAACCATGACATTCTCAGGGCTTGGTTCTGCTTCAACAATGAATATACGCGCCTGGGAAGGCGGCGGAACCTGGGTGTTTGATTCAAATTGCACTGCATCTATTGAAGTCACTGTTGGCGGTACTCACGATATAACTACTGGCGGGGGGAATGTTGAGTTCAGAGGTACCCCCAAAAACTTGGTTATAACCACGTCAGGGGCTGGGACAACGAATGTCATGGTCTGGTCTGGCTGCCCTATCTCAATTAGCGGCACAGGCGGCACTGTTAACATTTATGGGATGCACAATGGTATAACTGATACGTCGTCAGGAACTACTGTTACTGATCTCGGCGCAAACATTATTGATATTCCGTCGATCTTATCCGATACAAACGACATACAAACCAGAATCCCGGCTGCGCTGGTAAGTGGCCGGATGGATAGTAATATGTCGGCTATTAACGACGTGGCGGCAAGTGCTTCAAATTTAGAGCGGTCAGCCAGCGTTATTATCCAAGGCGCGGCTATCGCAGGCACGCTATCGACAACCCAGATGACTACTGATCTAACAGAAGCAACTGACGATCACTACAACGGACGGATTATAATCTGGACATCTGGCGCGCTTATCGGACAAGCAACAAACATAACTGACTACATTGGTGCGAGCAAGCTACTTACGTTCACAGCGTTGACTGAGGCTCCGACCGCTACTGATACATTTGTCATACTTTGACATCGAGGAAATTATGGCTGAAAAAAAACCCCCACACAGGCCGCTGAAGATGACCCCGGACACGATACAAAAGCTTGAGACTGCATTCTTGATGGGATGCACAGACATGGAAGCATGTTTCGCGGCAGGTATAACGAAGCCAACGCTTTACAAGTATTGCGACAAAAACCCCGGCTATACTGAGCGGAAAGAAACTCTGAAGAAGCGCCCGGTATATCTCGCACGCGGCGTAATAGTTGATGCTCTAATCGACCACGACGTTCACACAGCGCATAAAGTGCTTGAACGGCATGACGGAACTAAGGCTGTACTGGCCGGTGATGCTAATAATCCACTGAGAATTAGCGCAAGCATTGTCGCTGCTGAACTTGATGAAGTTGAAGCATCGAGACTTTATAAGGAAATGCTACACCAAGAAAAATGAGCTGGGATCATAACTACCAAGCTGTTTTCGCTCAACGTGCAGAGCGACTAGAAACGCTCAGAGCGCAGCCTGATCTCGTCGTGGCATCGAAGATACACTACAAGAATAACCCGTGGGACTTTATTACAGACTGGGGCATGACTTACGACCCCCGCAAGATGATTGACGGTGGCTTGGCTAATCTACCATTCATTCTATGGCCGAGGCAGTCAGAATATTTAGAATGGATTAATGGCAGATACAAAGCTGGAAGCCGTGGACTGGTAGAGAAGTCCAGGGATTGCGGAGTAACCTGGCTGTCAGTCGCATACGCAGTGTCAAGGTGGTGCTTTGATGACGGTTTCGCAGCAGGCTTTGGCAGTCGTAAAGAGCAATCGTTAGACAAGCTTGGCGATCCAGATTCTATCTTTGAAAAGATCAGGCATTTTGTAAGGCACATTCCGATTGAGTTCATGCCAGAAGGATTCAAAGACAGGGATCATGCAACCTACATGAGGTTGATCAACCCGGAGACAGGAGGATCAATAACTGGGGAAGCTGGGGATAATATTGGGCGAGGAGGCAGGAAGTCTATTTATTTCGTTGATGAAGTCGCTTTTATCGACCACCAAGAATTTGTTGACGCTGCATTGAGCCAGACGACCAACTGTCAGATTGATATAAGCACGTTCAACGGAAACGGGAATGCTTTCTATAATAAGCAGCAGAGATTTCAAGGTACGGAGAAGCATTTTGTATTTGACTGGCGTGACGATCCGAGGAAGGACGATGCATGGTATCAGCGCCAGAAGGACGAGCAGAGCGAAGAAACTGTAGCGCAGGAGATAGACAGAGACCCGAACGCATCGAACACGGATGCTTTCATACCGGCGAAGTGGGTAGTTGCATCTGTTGACGCTCACATCAAGCTAGGATTCGACCCCAGCGGAATCAAAACAACAGCGTTCGACCCAGCGGACACCGGGGACAACAAGGCTATCGTAAACCGGCACGGGTCAGTTATTTTAGATGCCGAAGAGCGCACAACCGGCGACATAACTACTGCTATACCTTGGGCCGCCGAAAGAGCCGATATACACAGGGCTGAAATTATGATATATGATGGTGACGGTATGGGAACCGTTGCAATGAAGCTATCCTTTGATGCTTTAGCGTCGCAGCGATTCAAAGTAATGCCATATCACGGTAGCGGGGAAGTTGTAGACAAGAAGCGGAGAGTCAATCAGAAAGACCGATCATCAAAGACGAACGGGGATACTTACTTGAACTTCAGGTCACAGTCAGCCACATGGCTTAGGGATAGATTTAAAGCTACGTTTGATGCGGTAGAAAGGTCTAGCAAAGGGTTGTTGATCAACATAAACCCTGATGACTTAATAAGCATATCGTCAGAGTGCAAGCATTTGCGGCAGCTACAGGCCGAGCTATCGAGGCCAAAGAGGATATGGTCGAGGAATGGAAAAATACAGGTTGAAAGCAAGAAGGAAATGAAATCCAGGGGCGTTGATAGTCCTGGCCTTTTTGATTCAGCGGTCATGGCGTTCAGTGAAAATAAGTGTAAGACAGATAAACCAGCAATCAAATTCAACATTCACAGACCACGAGACAGGTCGATAGGATACTAAAATGGCGACAATTTCACCGACAATCTCAATGCGCGGACATGATGATAGCGTTCGTATTTATAAGTTCGAGACATTGACGACAACGAATGCAGATGGTTCTCCTATAGCTATTCCCGAATACAGTCAGAGAAGCGTGCAAGTTATTGGGACGTTCGGCGCAGGAGGCACAATAGTTGTCCAGGG